CTTAAATGATATTAGTATGCCTTCAGAGTCATTTTAAGACCCCTAGAAGGCACAAACTATCTATTACCTATACTAAGGTATTCCTCTAGTCTTTTCACTTTTTTAGCATAAGCCTTGTATATTTTACCCAGCAACCAAGGCTACCAAAGAAAGCAATGTATGTAGCATGAAACTTACCTATCTTGCCTACAAGGCAGACATAGAAGTCTCTAGTGCTGCACTTCTCATCATGAAGCTTACAGCAACCAGAAATATCTTCACCTGCCCATCTCTCTGGAAACCAAGTGCAATAGTCTTTAGATTTCATCTACTTACACTCCTATTATAGCATCACGCTCTGCTCTAAGAGTTATTGCTTCATCATCTAGTTGAGTAAGTCTATCTCTATCTGCTTGGCTATCTCTGCCATTACCTTTAGCCCTTAAAGAACGAATACTAAGAATATCTATCTCACTAAGCCTAGCATCAATCTCTGCTACTCTATTAGCCTCAATCTCTTCCTGTGTAGGTGCTAACAGTACATCTTTTTCAGCCTCAGTTATAGTAGTTAAACCATCTTTAGGCGTTGCATCATCTTCATAAGCCCATACTTTATTATCATTATCTTTAAAATATTTCATATTATTTCCTTTTTATCTTAATTCTGACCAGGCTGCCAATGAACCTGTTAACCCACTTAATATGTATGTGCTTCCATTTGGAACGACTGTTCTTAATGTTAAAGGAACTCCATTTCCTGATACTGTGTCTGCGACCACACCGGCAACTGTTATAATCCCTGTTTGAATACCAGAAGCAGTTTGTAAAATTGATATATCAATTGGTCTGCCTGTAGTGTTTGTATATGTAACGCCACTTGACCTGCTTCCAGTTACAACAGTCCATGTTTGTGCTAAATCAAATTTAGTAAAACTTCCATACATAGTCATATCACCATGCTCTAGCGTAGCACTTGATACTGTTGGTGTTCCTGTTGGAGTATCTACAGAAGTAAAAGTGATAGTATCTGTATCAACTACTGATGCTACTACCCATCTACCATTAGGTGCATTTGTTGTAGCTACTAATCCTGTAACTCTAAAATATTGACCTACTATAAGATTGTGAACTGCTGATGTATTTATTGTGATTGTTGTTGTCGCAAAGCTCCAAGAACTAACACCAATACTCTCACCTATTGTTAAGTCACCAATTTTAGTTTGAGCTGTGCTTATGTTAGTAATACAAAGAGCATCAACTTCTGCTTGAGTGTATATTGTTTCTCCCAAGTCTCTTGCTATTTCTAAATTATCTGCTACCATTTTATCATTCCTTTATTTTTATTTATGATTCTACTCATACTATTTCTCCATTAAAGAATTTGTTTCTCTCTACACCAAACCAAATGGCAAAAGCTAACCAGTCTGCATCAGCTATTGGCATCTTAACACCATTGCTAAAATGAAAGACTGTGCTTGTGAATAACCCAGCCATTTGTTGTACTGTTACTGCTACAACTCCATTCTGTGCTTCTTCGTTTAGAGGTATTTGGTACTCTACACCATTGAGGGTGTAAGGTAAACCTATCTCTTTAAGTTCTGAAGTTGTTAGAGGGTCTACTGCTTTTAATAACCAAGTAGAGCCATCCCAATAATGTTCGTCTGATGGCTTATCATCAATCAAAATAAAAGATTCGTCAGTAACCTCTACAGTTATATCTTTACCATCAGCATCAAATCTATTTTCTTGTTTAGTTGGTATGCTTGAAGCAACTAAAAAGCTATTGCTTTCTGTATTAAAGTATGTCATTATGTAGCCTCCGCTGTTTTTATGGTACAAGTCCATGATATTGTTGTCGCTGCTATTCCTGTAGCTTTAACAGATAAACCACCATTTGTAGTATCTGCAACTACGGCTATACTTGATGCTGATAGAGAAGCATCAGTAAATAGTTGAGTTACTGTCGGTGTTCCAACTAATGCAGTTGTAGAGGCATTAGCTCCTCTTCTAATCAACCCTACTACATCAAACATAACAGCAGCAGATCCACCATCATTACCTACAATGATAGCGTAGAATGACTGTGCTGATAAGTCTGGAAGTATCAACTGATTTGTTGCTGATGCTGCTGCTTGGTCAGAAGTGATTGTTGTTTGTGTTGCATCTGTTGTCTCAACATTAAGTGTGGTTATACCACTCTGCCCTTTACCTACTGTCGTGTGTGTTCCGATAGCAAACTTAGAATGAATGTTGTTGGTTGTACCAGCTTGACCTATTGCCAAACTATTTAATCCAGTTGGTAATGATGACTGTCCCATTGAGATAGCACCAGTTGAACGCATACTCATTACATTGTTTGTTTCAGTTGTAGCATGAGAAGCAGAGAAATCAACTTGTGTTCTTGATGCTGTTCCACTAATTTCCCAATGTCTAAAACTTAATCCTAATTCATTTGCATAAGTTGAGCTAGACAGTCCATTTCTTTGAAGCAGAAGAGTTTTAGCTGCAGCAGTTGTGTCAACACCAAGTCCTGTTGCTATTGTTGTTTTACCAGTAGTACCTGTCATGGTTATTTTCTGATGACTAGATACATTAACACCATCACAAGCAATAACGAGTGATGTTGCTATTGTTGAAGCATCAATATATTTCTGATACCCTGATGGTGCTGCTGGAAAAAGTATCTTACTCCACGATGTTCCTGAGTCTCCAACATTTAAATCACCTGTAACCGTTAAGCTTGAATCAACAGTAGACCCCCAAGAAGCATCAGTTCCATCACTTGTAAAAACCTGACCTACTGTACCAACAGGAAGTCTTGTTGTAACATTAGAAGCATTTTTAAATATAATATCACCTCTAGTTGTCATAGGGTCAGAAAAACCTCCACCACCAGCAGATGTTGTTCCTTTCCATACCGCAGCACCTGAAGTAGCATCTAAACACTCATATGCTTCATCTGCTGTAACATCTAACCATTTAGAACCAACTGCATATCCACTTCCTGAGTCATCTGTAACTGCTGGTGCTACTGTTGCATCTCGTTCTCTGTGCTGAAGCACTTGCATCATCAAGTAAAGCTCTACCAGCAGTAGTCAATGTAGCTACAGCATAAGTATCTGAAGCAGTTGTGTATATCATCTTATCTGCTGCTGTTGTTAATCCAGCTATTGAAGTTAATCCAGCATCATTAGGCTCATATACTCCTGTGTGTGTATGGTTACCTATAGCTAGTTGTCCTGCTCCTGTTCCAACATCTCCATTAGTATCAAGTAATTCATAAGTAACATCAGCATCAAGAACATTGGTTGCTGAGTAGGCTTGAACTGTTGTTCCTATGTCTCCATCAACAACAACATCAGCGTGAGAAGTCTCGTTAGCTGAAGTTACATCTGCTCCTGTTGATACTCCACTAAGTTTAGTTTTTTCTGTAGCTGTATATACTTTATTAGTTGTTCCATCTACATGATTATCAACATCAAAAGCATCTCCCTCAACAGAAGTAGGGTCATAAGTTGCTTTAGACATATCTCCTGAACCTGTGGAAACACCATATAATAACACATCAAGGTTATGTCCTGATATTCCTGCTGTAGCTAAAACAACGTTAACCCCACTTGTTACAGTAACATCTACACCATTTATTAGCTTTAACCCATTTACAAACACATCTATATGTCCTGCATCATAACCTCCATCAATAGGGAAAGTTGTAAGTGATACACCATCATAGTCTCCACTTGCTGAGCCTATTACGAAAGCTTCTCTTGCAGATGCTCCACTTACTACAGGGTCAAGAGTATCCCAAGCTGTTCCATTATAGATTTTTAGCTTTTTTGTAACACTATAAAAGTACATGTCTCCCTCATCAGCACTTACTGGGTCTGATGCGAAAACTCCATGATAAATCCCAGTAAACTCATCTAAACTTGCTTGAGCTGCACTCTCTGAAGCTGCTGCATTAGTCTCACTTGTAGAAGCTGCTGATTCACTAGCTGCTGCATTAGTTTCAGATGTACCTGCTGCACTCTCTGAAGCTGCTGCATTAGTCTCACTTGTAGAAGCTGCACTCTCTGAAGCTGCTGCATTAGTCTCACTTGTAGAAGCTGCACTCTCTGAAGCTGCTGCATTAGTCTCAGATGTACCTGCATTAGTTTCAGATGTTCCTGCTGCTGACTCACTAGCTGCTGCTGCACTCTCTGAAGCTGCTGCTGCTGCTGCACTAACTACTGCCTCATCTGCTGCTGTCTCTGCTCTTTCTGCTGAAGGTTGGGCTAATGTAGAACCAAACTCTTCTGATGTAGTAGCTACCTCTAACCAGAATGTACTATCAGCAGGAGGAGCAACATAGTAAAGAATACTATTATCTACTACTGCCCACTTATCTACTGCCACTAAGTCATCAGATTGAGCAACATCTAGTCCCCTCTTCCATAGGTTGTCTGGATAACTCCAATCTGCTTGGTCTGTCCCTCCACCTTCTAATTCATCTTCACTCCCATCTGGGTCTAATCCATCATCATAGATGTATACATAAGGTCTTGCATATTGTTCACTTCTAATTATGAAGTCACTCAAGAACCTATTTATACTACCATCAGGGTAGAATATCTTGCTGCTTATCATTTATTTATTCCTTTCTATATTCTTGAAGACCTTTGAAAAAAGAAACCTTCTAAATTTGCTGTAGACAATATGAACCCTTTACTAGGCTCAACTGTACTACTACTAAAAGTTATTTCTACTTTCTTACTGTCTGACATTACTGTTACTTTATCATCATCTGTGTATACTCTAGTATAATAAGGGTCATTTTCTACCCATAGAAGGGTATCATCCCAATCATCTGCATCTACCCAAGCAGTACCAAACATAATATCTTCATCAAATAAACTACTAGCTGTATTAGCTATAGTGGTAACATACTTACTGTCATCTTCTATAGTATATTGCATAGTTCTTAATTGGTATCTACCTCTTACTGTACCCTTACCTTCACCATCTCTTATAAAGAACTCAGAGAACTTAATATGAGAAGTATACTCAGTATCTCCATCAGTAACATTATATCTATCTAAGTAAGATGTATTAGTGAAGTCACCTGGTGTCTCTAATAACATATGAGTTAAATCCCCATTCTTGAATAGTATATATAGTTCATTGTTTATAATATGTGTACTTACTATCTCCTTATCAAATGTCCACTTATGAAATGCATTCTGTAAGTCTTCTTTACCTCTTACTACAGAAGTTAATACAATAAGTTCCTTTGGTGTGTCTGCTATCTCTAAGAAAGTATAGCCTAGTACATCATGTCCTATAATTCTACTCACACTCTTATCTATATAAGAAGGGATATGTAGTGTCATAGGGATAGCCTCAGTAACTTGACTTCCTTTATCTGAAATCTTATAAGAATATATCTGACTATACCCACCTGCTTGATTACTGAAGAATATCCTATTACCAATAGCCTTAGCATTAGCTCCTTTACCATAAGTATAATTACTTAAAGGGGAGATATCTGCTGAGTTAGGTGTTAAAGGTCCTTCTAAAGCAGTCAACTGAAACTGTGTATCATCAGAGAATAGTACAAGACTACCTGCTGTGCTTACTGCATGTCTCAGAATAGTTACATCTGTACTAGCTACTGCTAAGTCAATAACATCATCATCTAATACATTCTGGATAGTACTTACAAAGAACTTACCATACTCTCCTGTTGAAGATAGTATAATATTATCATCTGTAAGAAATCCTAATCTATTCTTATGGAAGAAGATGTTGTTTAAAGTATTCCCTATAAATGAGGGGTCTTGTAGTTCATCTAATCCACCTGATGTTCTGCTTTCCCATTTAGATACACCATCTAATGCACTACCATCTGTTATAATACCTTCATACTCATCAAACAAGAAACCACCTGTAAGTCTATATAATACATGTGGCATTGTTGCTGGGTCTAGTGTAGTCTTTACACCTGGTGCAGTTGTTTCTTTCCAAGTCTTAGTTGAATCAGAATACTTAAGGAAGTAGTCATCAAACTCTGCTGAAGTACCTCCTGATATCTTTACAATGAAACCATCTAAGGCTGCTGGTATCTGAGCTGGTAGCTTCTCAGCATCATCTAGTGTAGTCCATACACCTAATGAAGCCTCATTTCCAAATGTATCATCCCAAGACCAATCAGTTCCCGCAAAGTTATCATTATAAGCAACACTCCCACTAAAACTAGTAGCCAGACTATATACATAATCATCTTTAATTGCTTCTGCTATCTTCTTAGAAGTATTTACATCTATAGGTGTCTCTCCTGGTCTTGTATCTTCTGTAGCTGCAACAGTTGTGCCATTCAATCTATATTCATATCCAAGCATTAGGCTGCCTGATGTAATAGGGTCTGTACCTGATTGCTTCTGTTGTGATACTACTGATGTAGTTTTCTTAATCCAATAAAAAGCCATATCTTCATAACCATCAGAAGTAGAAACAGCAGAAGTCATATCTATTGTCTTTGTCTTATTGATAAGGAATGTGTGGTCTCCTATAGTTAAGGCCTCAAAAGACTCCTTAGCTGTATCACTACCACTTACCTGTAGATAAGTATGTACAGTAGAGTTCTTATAAAGGAAAGCTCCTGTATTAGCATTAAATACATGTATATATCCATCACCAGGTATTATTACTATATACTGTTCTGTACCTGTACCTCTATCATAAGAGTATACATAGGCATCTGTAAGGTCAGCAGGTACTCCTGAGAGATTAGCTACTTCCTGTATAGGGTTCCTTCTAAGAACACCTCTAGTTAGAGAAGGAGTACAATTCTCCATCTCCTCTACCTGACTATCAAATCTTCCTTCTTGATATTGTTGTGTAACTCCTGCATTCAATGATGAGAGAGTATTATTTACTAGTGAACCTGGCATATTCTAAAACTCCCTTCTACCTTTATTTCCATATAATCCTTTGACTAAGTAACCGTTATGTATTCTAGTAGATACCCTACTATTACCTATACCATAATCTTGTGACTGTAGCTGTCTTCTCTGTAAGTTAATAAGAGTATCACTCTCATCTCTAACAGTAAAACTATCTAACTCAGCAGAACCTATAACCTTCTGATGGAACTTCCTTGCAGCTCTCATAGTTATATATTCATATGCTTCAGGAGGCAAGTCACTATAATCAACTAACCATACTATGTCTGCCTCTAGTGTTTGCTCTATTATATATGTCTTATTAAGGTAATCATATACTCCTTCACTCTTTAATGTATACTGATGCTTATAACTTGAATTACCAAAGTCTGCTCTCAATGTATTAGGAGGCATATTAATAAAATCATTACTGTCTGGAAATAGTTTGAAGTCATAATCAGTATTAAAATACCAACCTCTTGTCTGTACTTCTACCATTGTCTTCTCTACTATTCTCTTAGCAGTCTCTCCATCTGTTCCCAAAGGAAGAGTGTCTACAACAGTCTCTGAAGTAAAAGGAACCTCGCCTATACTCAAAAGACAATCATTTATCATGTCCAACTTACTTTTAGCATATACAGTCCCATCTGAGAATATCACATCTGCCATTTATCTTACTCCTTTATTATTTAATAACCATACTTCTGATGGTGTAGTCTGTGACAACACGCACAATACAATATACACTTCTCAGCTTCTTCTTTAATTACCTTGAAGGGGCGGCTCATAGCCAGTAGTTCTGATACTCCTGCTACCTTCTCTTCTGGGTTTATATGATGAAAGTCAAAGCATACCATATTATCTACAGTAGCTTCCTTAGCACATCCCTTACATTTATTTCCTAACATTTCTATTAGTTCTAACTGCATCCTTACTTGTCTTCTTTTTCTCTCTTGTCTTTTCCTTTTGTTTTCACAAGGCTTACAAGTAGCTCCTCTTCCTACACTTTTGGTTGCTGAGGTCATATAGACCCCGCATCCTGTGCAGAAGAGATTACTTTTACTACCATGGTTAGTGTTATTCATAATCTCATTCCTTCTTAGTTACTATGTATCATCATTTATAACCACCATGCCCGTTGGATTAAGAGGTCCCATACCTAGAGCGTAAAATGAAGTTAACTGATAACCTAGTCTACGGAAGTCATAGTTAGACTCAGACTGAATGTCCATAGCCTTAACTACACCTGCTACATCTTTAGTGAACATTAACATAAGTAGTTTAGCATTAGTAGTAGTATCTAAGTGGTTAGTCCAACCAATAGAGAAACCTGCTACCTGTCTAATCATACCTGTATCAATACCACCATTATTAGAAGTAAAGTCTGCATTAACACCTCTAGTAGATTGTACAATGTTGTAGTAATCTTCTGGTGAAGTAATAACAGATGGTGTATCAGTTACATTCTTAACATTTAATGCTGCTTTAGAGTCATATAATGCTGTAATAAGAATATCACCTTTTGCTAGTGCTGTTGATGCTGCTGCATATCCTGTAGCTACAGTTGTAGTTGCTGCTACTTGTCCTGGTAGTGGTGTCATTGCTGGAACATCATTACCAACTAGTTTGAATACATCCTTATCAATCTTAGTAGCTAGTACTTGTCCTGATTGAAATGCTAATTCCCCTCTTACTTCATATTGAGCAAGTTTTTCATCTAGTGTATCTAGGAAGTGTGAGTGTACATATCTAGTACTTACTGTAATAGTTACCTCATCATTTGCCAGTACTTTAGAGATTACCTCTTCACCTCTTACATGAGTCTGGATATCTCCCTCTGCTGCTTCACCTGTTACAATGAATTGTGCTGTCTTACCACCACTAATCTCTCTTGATTTGATTAGTCCTAGTCCAATATTCTTCTCACGGAAGGCTTTGATTACCTCTCCTGTATATAGTTTTAATGCTGTGTCTCTTGTTGCATTCTTATTTGGTGTTTGTGCTACCATTGAAGCCATTATTATTTCTCCTGCCCTATTGGGACTTATGTATACTGTCTATTGTATATTTATTCTGTACTAATGTACTACTCTACTTAACATGTCTGTTAGAGTTATCTTCTGTCACTATCCTTGAATAGCTTTATCAGGCTCAAGTGAAACCCTCTCAAAGGAGAGAAGGTGAGAGAGTCTCACTTGAACTTAATAGGGAGGCATAGGTACTAACCTATTGCCCATCCTGTTGTATCTGTCTTTGCTAGTTTAGCTTCTACTGCCTTAGCAAAGGACTTGTGTGTTTTGTAGTCTTCACTACCTATATCTTTAAAGAAGTCTGCCTCAGATGTATACCCTTTGCCAGGGGTTACTTGTGGTGCATTAGTATGTAATGTAGTATCAGTAGTATTACCTGCTTCATACTCAGCATACAATCCTTTTAACATAGCTTGTTGTGCTATCTTGCCTGAAGATGTCAGAGCTTTATTAAACTCTGCTAGTTCAGTTGCATCCTTGTTCTCATTAGCCCATCTAGTGACCTCTGTAAACTTCTCTACTCCACCTCCTAGTGTGTCAGTCATAGACTTAATAGCCTTATCCTTCTTATACTGTCTATACTCAATCTCTTCATCTACTTGCTCTTTAGTATAACCTTTTTCAGCAAGTTCTGTATAATCATCAGTAGATAATTCACCATTCTTATCAAGAGCATCAGCATACTTCTGAAATTCTCCTGCTTCTGGTGCCTTATCTTCTGTAGGAGCCTCTTCCTTCTCCTGTGTAGCTTCAGTATCACCCCCTTCCTCAGTCTCAGTTTTACCTTTGAACTTCTCCAATTCAAGATATGACTTAATTACTTCTTCAGTTGATTTACCTTTAAACTTATCAGGTACCTCAAAGTCTGGCGAGTCAGATGGTAGACTAGCCACCTCTTCTGCTTCACCTACTGGTGTCTCTAATGTTTCCTGTACCTCACTCTCTGATAGTACAGTTGATTGTTCTACAATCTCTCCTTCTGCTCCCATTATCCTTTCTCTCCTCCATACTTATTGTACTCATCCCAAGAGTTAAAATCATACCTATACTTCTTAGGTACCTTCTCTACTACCTCTGGCAACTTACCTGCTTCTGTCTCTACTACTGTTAGTCTAGCTGCCTTCTCTGCTCTCTGTGCCTTCGTCAATCCTGCCATCTATTACTCTCCTTTGTTGTTATCTATAGCCATCTGCCCATTCACTTCTTGTTCTTGTTGTGCTTGTTGCATCTGCATTTGTTGTTGTTCTTCTGCTTGTATCTGTTCTTGAGACTTTACTATATCCTTTGGGCTCATACCAAGTGATGTAGCTATCTGTGATAAGTAAGCAGGTACATTTAAGTACTTAGCTATTACTTCAGGTCCTAACTGTGCTACTGACTGTAACATAGTATTAAGGTTCTGGAAGTCTCTCTCCCTAGATATAGCACTAATACCAGTTGTTACACTAGGTATAGTAAACTTTAATACATCAGGGTTTAACTCTTGTAATATAAGATGTATCATAGGAGTTTGAAACTCACTAGCTAATACACTAAATACACCACCTAATGTAGCTTCTAGTTCTGCTGCTGTAGCTCTTACCTCTGTAGCTGTAGTTCTTTCAGAGTCTCTTACCTGTCCTGATAACATCAAGAAGGCTCTACTAAGTCTCTGCTCTAACTGAGCTATAAGGTTTAGAGGTACTTGTAAGTCTGCTCCTTTATCTATCTGTAAAGTAGTTACCTCTCTCTCAAGGTCACCCATAACAAACTCACCATTCTCTGCATTGTTCAAGTCCTCTACTTGTAATGTACTACCTGGCTTTAATCCAAATAGATGCATAGCTGAGATACCTGCTCCCTCTACAATAGTTTGGGTAAGTCCTTCTAAGCTTCTTAAGTCACCTAGGTACTGAGATACTATACCTCTACCATATGACTCATTGTTTACAGTAGACCATCTTAAAGTAATATAAGGAAGTTTATCCTCAGTATAACTCTTCTCTGTGCCTTCTATAATAATACCATTAATCTCTTGAAAGACTTTGTACTTATTAGTACCCTCTCTAACAATCATAGTATATACTTCTACTTGTCTTACTTCTTTACCATCACCACCTTGTACAGTAGTAGTCTCTTCTGCTTCTGCTAAAGTATCTTGTACCTTCTTAGGTAAAGCCTTTAAAGCTATTGTCTCTTTAATACAAGATGTCAGTACATTACCTACATAGTCTCTCTGTACTACATATTGGTAAGGACTAAACACTTTGAAAGAACCACCAGGTATCTTATATAACATAACATTACCAGTTATAATTAGAAGCTTAATAGCCTCATATATAGGTACCCTTAATGCCTTCTGATTTATATACTCTATTACATCCTGTTCTACTTGAGCTAACTCAGAGTCTAGTTGTTTCATATCCTCTTCTTTAATATCTTTAACCTTCTCACTATCTGGGAGTAGTCTAAAGAATACACCAGTAGGAGGTACCAAAGCTAATAGTAACTTAGAAGCCAATGTATTAACTGCATTAGGTCCTATACTATTAAAAGGTGTAGGCATTATTGCCCCCTCATCTTGGTCCTCTACTGGAAATACATAAGGAAGTGTAAGTTGTGAGGCATCTCTCCATTCTTGTTCTAAACTATCTCTTATTGTTTCATTAGCAATATACCAATCCTTAGCTAGTCCATACTTTTCATGTAAGGTGCCTTCTTTCATTATATCTGTACTCCTGTCCCTTGTGCTGTATCTGTAGATGTAGTACTAGTATCAGCTTCTAAAGGAATTCTTAATCCCCTTGTTCCTAGCTTCTTCTTAGCTACCATCTTTTCCTCACTATTCTCAGGCTCGTCAAACTCAGTCTCTTGAGCACTTAACTGGCTACCAACTGCTGTGTTAGTTATAATATCCTTTGGTGTCTCTGCTGCTACACTTCCACTCTTACCTCCACCCATCTATTTAATCTCCTGTTCTTGTTCTTGAATTATGTTTAACTTTAACTTAAGCTTCTCTATTAGTAGTTGTTGTCCCACTAGTATACCTAAGTCAAAGTCTCCTGTCTTACCTAATGGTAGTCTATTTGGAAAAGCCTCCTCTAAGTACTGCATTATGTATGCACTATCATTGCTCTTCTTCATTTATAATCTCCTCCTCTGCTATCTCATTATCAAGCATTGGAAATAAACTGTTATCAAATATATAACTTGGTGGTTTAGAATCTTCTGGCAAGGTGTCTTTATTCTTAGCAATAAGATAAGCTCCTACTACCCCTAACACCATCTCTAAATCAGCCTTATTCTCTGTTATCACACCTGCTTCACCTAGTCTCTCACACACCTCAGTTAGTACATCTTCTAGTACCTCACCTCTTGTTGCATAAGTTAGGTCCTCTGTTACATACTTACTTAACCCTTCACTTACATTATTAATCATATCATCTCTCCTCACTTTTATGATAGAGGTATACTTAATCACTAACTGATTAAACTGCTATTTCTATATGCATAGTATTAGCTGTATATCCCCTTCACCTTTAGGTAAAGAAGTAGACTTCCTACATTATGGGCTACAATCTAATAAATCTTTGGTTAGTTCCTTCTGTTCCTAATCCTCCTAACTCTTCTATATAAGGACCTGTCTTGATGAAGTCTAGGTAGTACACAAGTTCAGAATTAATCTCCTTCAACTCATATCCTGTATATAGGCATAGCTTAAGTCCTTTATCTTTAATGTAATCACATAAAGTTATTAGTCCATTAGCTTCCCACTCACCACCATAGAATAGTATGCAAGTTACATGCTTATGTTTAAGTAGTAGTTTATCTATCTCACATACAGTTAAGTATTTACCTAACTCTGGGTTCCAAGTCTGGGCTGAGTGACAACCATCACATCTTAAAGGACATCCTGATACAGAGATAGCCAGGCTTATCTCACCTGGTACCTCTTGTAATACTATACTTGCTTCACTATACTTTAGCATAATCTCTTATACCTTCTTCCACTCTTCTCTCTGCCGAGAAGCTCTTAACCTTCTTAAGGTAGCCTATTACCCTAGTAGCCCAAGATATGTCCTTAGAACCACACTCAGTACACTCATACTTAGTCTGTTTATTTACATAGCCACAGTCTTCACAAATTGTTACCTTGATATTGAAACAGAAGTATTCACATCCCTCTAATACTGCTACATCTAGTAACTTCATAAAGCCTTCCTTAGTAGGATACTCTTCTAGGTTACAATGATATGCTGAACCTCCATCTAAGAACTCACTAGTGTCCTTACCATGTAGTGCAAACTTCTCTAGGATATCTACTTCATCACTCTCTACAATATATAGATAACTATTGTAACAGTCTCTAGGTACTATATACCCATCTGCTCTATCCCACTTAGCGTTCTTAACTCCTAGGTTCTCAGCAGGTACAAACTCTGTATTAAACTTAGCTCCATATTCCTTACTAGCTATCTTGTTACCTTCTGAGATAATCTGTAGTAAGTCTCTTACCCAAGTAGTATATTCTGTATTATTACTAATCTCATAGCCTAAGTACTCTGCTGCTTCTACTATACCATTCACTCCAATAGTTAGGTATTGCTTCTCTGTAGTGATGTATCCTTCTGAGTATACAGGTAACATTCCTGCCTCAATATAGTCATCAAATAAATCCTTAAATGCTAACTGATACTTTCTTACCTTCTCAGATTCCTCTCCTACATCTCTACCATCTTGTATCATTCTATTCATATTCATAGTAATAACATTCATTGAACCTGTAGCTACACCACCTGCTCCTAGTGAATATGAGAACTCATTGATACTATCTGATATATCATTCTTCAATCTACAGCAAGAGCTTAATGCATGTGCTGATTCATTAGTGAATGTAAAGAATGAATTACCTTCTGCATACTCTCCTGCTATGAACTCTTGGTATTCTTTATCTACAAATGTCTCTCCATCATTAAGTGATGCTGAAGTTACAACAGGGAATGTAAGTAGTGCTTGTTCTCTCTCCTTATTAAACCACTTCATAAAGAACTTCTGTAGTTTATGTAGGCTATCATAAGTAGGTACATCACCATCAGGGTATACAAAGTTATCAAACATAGCCTCAAAGTAAGGCTTATCATATATACTAATGTTCCAGAATACTGATTGAAACCCTCTAGCTGATGCTGGTTGGTTCAATGCAAATACTGTATGCTGTAACTGATTAGCTATAATATTTGTATGTGTCTCTAGGTAGTTATCACCATAATCCTTTCTAGCAAAGTGGTCAAAATACATCAACCATTCTACTGTAGCTACTGCCCCTGCAAACTGTGCAGAGATAGCAAAGACTAAATTAATGAAGCCACCATTGAAAGAGGCTAGGTGCTTAGGTGCCGCTGAGTCACCTCCAAATCCTTTAAGTCCATCTAATAGGAATGGGTATAGGCTTACTGATACACAGTATGGATTAAGGCTTGTCTCATCATGTACATAAATCTCATGTGCTTCTACCTGTCTTTCATACTCCTCAGCTAATTCCTCTCCATGTCTTGCTGTAATTCTTTCTTTAATTAGAGACCTGTTTACTTGGATGTTAATATCCTTGTTAATTTCTGCCCCCATTGTAGCAATGTTATGTGAAGATACATTAGCATTTGCATCTAACTTACTCCCATCTGCTCCATTCTCTGCTCCTATATATGCCTTAATAAAATTCTTCTTTGCCTCTACTTGTGCCCCTGTTAATCTAATCATTCCTTAATATCCTTTCTTAATCTTCTTTATCAAACTCATGTTTGTCTTTTTCTGGTACAACATAATGTGTACATGCCTCTTGGAAAGGACAGTAGTTGCAAAGCCAACTTGGACAATCATTCTCTGGTTGTTCCTTCTGTTTAGTTACTGCTATCTTTCCTTTAATGTATGTGTCTATTGTACTAATAGGTAATAAGTCTATCCATACTTCTTGCATCTCAGGGTAAGCTGAATATGATGCATGACCTGGTGTGAATAAATATATCACTCCCTTATCTTCAATATTAAATAGCCCCTCAAATAACCATCTGTATATACTCATCTGTAGTTGTTCTTTCTCCTGCTCTGGCTTAGGAGTTGGGTTAGCCTTAGTTCCTATACCTAAGAACTTCTTAGTAGGGTAGTCCCCTTTAAGTTTAACATCTCCAATCCTCCAAGAATTTACAGTATACCTCCATCTTAACTCATCTACTGTGCCTCCAATTCTAGTACCATCTTTCATAGTCCTTACCCAACTAAGCTCTTTAACTACTCCATCCTCATCTTGGTTTTCTATTACATGATGTAATGCACTTCCTAGAAAAGATTTAAAACCTACTACCTTATCATGCTTGTCTTCTCCAAAAGCTGTATTAGCTTTACTCCACAGCTGTGCAGAAGGCATACATATATCTGATGCTGAATAGTCACAATCTTTTGGGCGATACATACTTTTAAGCCACCCCTGTTGTATTCTTGAACCTGCCATTAATTACTTCCTCCTTCTTGTTCTAACCAATACTCTAAGTAATGTATTGCTTTCTTTATATCTTCTCTTGTATCCATTTTATTCCTAAGTATATATTTAATAGCATTACCTCTGTAGAAGTCTAATCCATACTCATTTATAATATTCCAAGGCTGTATTTTATGTTTGGTATAATGACTACCTCCTACTTGTCTGGCTGCTGCTTCTCTTGGGTCTCCTGTTCCATCATACTCTCTAGCCTCAATATGTTCTCCATAAGTAAGCTCACCATCTTTTACCTGTCTATACATTAAGGCTTTATTATTATATCCTTCCTTCATTATGCTACCTCTATATCAAGAATCTCTTTAATCATACTCTCAGGTCCCACAAAGTTATCAGGTTTAGTAATCTTACCATCAGCATTCTTCTTACTAGCCTTAGTATTATTAGCTGCTGTTACTGCTAGTAGGATATCCTCTGCTGCTCCCTTGTTACCACCACATAGTTTAATCAATCCACCTAAGGCTACTACTGCTATGTCAGCTAAAGCATCTGCCTCACCTACTATATCTCCTATAATACCTGCCTCCATATATTCATTCAACTCTTCATCTAACATACTATACTCTAAACTAGGTGAGTATCTTAAGTTCTCTCTAGTTATATTCCAATCATATACTTCCTCTGTAAAGTTTAATCTTCCATCCATCATTATTTCTTTCTCCCTTTAGTTTTCTTCTGCTTCTGTTTAAGCTCTTCTATTATCTCATCCATTCTAAATAGGTCTAAGGGTTCTCTTATCCCATACCTACCTTTGAATATCTCTATGGCTTCTATTACCATATCTTGATTAGTATCTTCCATACTACTTCTCCTCTTTATCTTTTCTTTAGATATGTAACAGCCTTATTAAGTCCTTTAATATTATCTCCTAATATACCTATAGCTCCATTACATCCTCTACACAGTACTCCTCTAAAAGCTTCTAATCCTTCAAGCTCATGGTCATGGTCATATACTAAATCTTTCTCACTTCCACATACTTCACAACAATGAGAAGATGACATACACATATCATATTCTTCTACTGTTAGATTGTACTGCCTACTTATAAACTCTTTCCTTTTCTTACCTGGGTCATAATTTAACTTACCTAACTTCTTTTGACATCCATTACATAAATTCTTCCTACCAAATTTAGACATTTTATCTCTAACAAATGTTTCTAATTCCTCCACAGTATTTGCAGTTAAACCACAACCTCTACATTCTCTAATGCACTTCAAACCAATTTCTCCCTATCTTACTTTCTGAATGTATAGGCATCCTAATACCTACAGCCTCACATGCAGTCAATGAACTCTCTTCTAAAATTTTACCTAGTTTCTCAGCTTGGTCCTCTTTACATTCAAACTGTAACTCATCATGTATCCAACCTATTTGATTACACACTATACCTTCCTCCTTTATTCTTTTATCCACTTCAACCATCCAGAGTTTACTTATGTATGACCCTAATGATTGTAGTAGTGTATTAAGAGCTGAGTGGGGTGACCTTATAAATAATCTCCTACCTGTTATACCTTTAATCCATTTCTTCTTAGCTGCTTTAGCTACCGCTTCATGCAACTGTTTAAATCCTGGTGTACCTGCAAAGAACTTTGTCTTTAATCTCTTACCATCCTTAGCTGTACCTTGTACTATCTCTCCTACCTTTGCATCTCCACCTCCATATACAACTGAGTATATAAAAGTTTTAGCTTGGTCTCTTGTCTTTAAACCTGCTGCCTCTTTATTAGCCGTGTGGATATCACCCTCCAATATTAGTCCTGCATATCTTCCTTTATCATAAGGGTACATATAGTGTGCAAGACATCTAAGCTCCACCCCACTTAAGTCTGCCCCTACATTAACCATACCCTCACTTGCTATGAAGAGTTCTCTAGCTTCTTTGCCTTTGTATGCTCTAGGGCTTGGTACTTGTCCTAAATTAGGATTACTATGAGTGGCTCTACCACTTACAGCACCTAATATATCCATACTACCATGAAGTCTATCACCCCTAGAGAGTTTTAACCAAGCCTTATCACCAGTTGCTAATTGCCCTAGTAGTTTATTAACTTCTAAGTAATGTAGTAGTGGTTCAAGGAATGGTTCTTCTCCAAACATATCTTTTAATGTCTCTGCATCTGTCTTAGGGTTACCCTTCTCAGTCAGTGCCCACTTCTGTTTACCTAGTACCTTCTCTACCCACCATACGATATGATTACCACTACCAGGGTTAAAAGTCCTAAGCTTAATAGGCTGATGCGGTCCCACCGTAGAAATACCCATTCTTCTAAAAGGTCTCTTTGGTGTTTTAACCTTTCCATCTGGAAGAAACATAGGAATAAAAGTTCCCCATAAATCTTCCTCAGCCACCTCTTTTTCTTTAACCAACTCAACATGTAACTCTCTTCCTTTCTTTATATCAAATTTCCAGCCTTTAATGTATTGTTTTGTAACTACTTTTTGTACATCTTGTTCAAGCTCCAATGCCTCTTGAGGCAACCAGATTGTTTTTCTTTTAAGATGTGTATAGAGTTTACTTGTGACTTTAGTATCTTGTTTGTTATACTCCAACATCTTCTCTGTAAATTTACTCCAATCACTATACTCTCCTTTCTTCTCTCCTAGTCTTTCTCCATATGCATCTAGACTGTGGCTCCAAGACTTATCTTTATCATAATAAGCCAACTTAGCTAATATTAATGTATCTATTATCTCCCCTTTGTATTTTAGACCCCCTAATTTTTTTAATACAGGTAGGTCATATCCTATTATATTGTGCCCAATTATAAGTGAGGCTTCCTCAAGGTCTTTAATAAGCCTACTTAATTCATGTGGTCTATATTCTTCATACTTCTTAGTATCTAAATTATAAGTGACAGCACAATGAAAGGTATCTACCTCTAAGAGTAAACCATTAGTCTCAATATCAAAAACCAGGCTAGTCATGGTGATGTATCATATGACAGTTATGACATAAGAACTCACATTTATCAATCTCTTTCTTTAGTGTCTCCCAATTAGCTGTAATAATATTACCAGGATTTATATCCTTATTCTCTTTTTCATGGTGCCAAGCAAAAGGACTAGTAGTATTATGTGTGAAGCCACACCTATTACATTTAAACTCTCCTCCTAAATACTCTCTAAGGTTATCCCTATTAGCTTTTCTTTTCTTATGTCTTCTCTCTGCTACTTGTTTATTGTAACATGTTCTGCACAGTTTTCTAGTGTTGCTTTTAGTCTTATCTTGCCACATAATAGTTCCTCTAGATAGTTCTTCTCCACACCCTCTACAATCAGAAGTCTGTGTTTGCTCCTTGCTCATTCTTAAACTCTCCTTCCTCTTCTACTTCTTCTGGTACTAGTCTACCTATGTCAGCTATATACTTAGCATGTCCTAGTTCACCTACCTTCTCTCCTTCTTCTCTATCCTTAAGACATCTTATTAGTCTAAGGTTACTTCTCTCTGGGTCTTGTTGATTACCTTCTAATCCTATGACCTTATCTGATAGCTGTGCAATGCTCCCTGAGCCTCTTAAATGACTAAGGGATACTTGTACCCCATCTTCATGTCCTCTGTCCCCTGATGGTCTTTTAAGGTGGCTTACAAGCATCATCCCTACACCTGTCTCTTCTACCAATGACCTTAACTTGGTCATAAGGACATCTATTACTCTTCTTTCATTGTCCCCCATATCCTCTAGTCCAGATACCACAATAGAAATATGGTCAAGGATAATAATGTCACACCCAGCACCAACTGCCAAGTACCGTAACTTATTAAGCAGACTATCAGAGTCAAGGCTACCAAAATGGTTATATAAATATAGCCTGTCAGTCCCAATGACTTTCTCATAAGCCCCTTTAATTTTTGTAACATTCTCGGGTACCTCCTTATACTTACTCCACTTAGACTTACCTACTATAGATTCATTTAATTCTATACCTAAGTAAGCTCTCTTACTAACACTATTGTTCTCCTCTAGTGCAACATGCCCTACTGTTAGATTATGCTCAGTAAGTAGGTGATGTCCTATCTCTCTAACTATTGTACTCTTACCCATACCTGAGCCTGATACAAAAGTAGTCATAGCCCCTTTAGCTATCTCTAGTCCTGTATATTGTGTATCATATACCTCATCACTAGCACTATCCTCCATAAGGGCTTCAAATCCTCCCTCATTAGCATTAACTATACCACTTGGAGTAAACTTCTTAGTCTCATAGTAGTAATGTAGTAATCCTGCCTTACCTTTGTCTACTAATATCTCATTAGCATCCTTATAGGTACCTGTGTCTATTGTATACACCTTACCTGGTGGAAATAGTGTACTGACTTCTGATACTGCCTTTCTACCTGCATCATCATTATCAAACCATAATACTATCTCATTAAAGCTATTAATAAATTCTATATGTTCCTTCAAGTCCTTCTTAGCTGTAGCTGCCCCATTAGAGATACTTATTACAGGATACTTACCACCATGTGCCTCTGATACACTCATAGCATCAATTTCACCCTCAGTAATAGTTATCCTCTTACCTCCTTGTCTCCATTGGTTCATACCAAATGGTACAGCTTCCTTATTCTTACCAGACCAACTAAAAGTCTTGTCTTTGTATCTCATCTTCTGAGCTACTATTGCTCCCTCTTTATTAAACATCTGTGCTATATGTTCACCATTCTCTCCCCTAAAATAACTAAATTGCTTGTATGTCTCAGGGGATATGCCTCTTATCTTTCTATCTATCTCTACTACCTTCTTTAAGGTTTCATCTTTAAACTCATTCATGCTCTGTATAGCACCTCCTTCCTGCTGTTCTTTCCAACTCTTGTCACAGCTAAAACACTTCCATATACCATCTGTTTCAGGTACAGGTGAGGCGGCATCACTACTACCACACCACTTACAAGGACTACCCATCTATATCATCATCAAGTAGTTCAAATAATACTCTATACATACTATCATCTACTAAATCAGGTCTGTCTGTTGCAAACATACCTACAGTTGTATTATAATAATGTCTATACTTTAATATTTCTTGCTTAAAATCACCATATACTTTATTAAGTATCTCTTCATGGTGTTCTTTTAGGATTGCTTTTCCATCCTCTAAACCATATTCAGGATATTCCCATTGAAGTTGTTCTGCTTCTTCATGTGTCATTACTCTTCCTCCCTTACTGTTATTAGTACATAACCTCTCTTAGTTTCATCCATACCACCATATCTATAGGTAACATGTTGTAGATATTCATAATTATCGTCAATTGCATGTCCTAATTCAACAAAAGAGTCACAAAAGTTCTTATCTATGATGCTACATACATTAGAGATGTCTCTTTTGAGTTTATTAGGCAGCCATAACTCATAATCTACACTAAACTTCTCATAGAATACATCTTGAGGGATAAGAGGGGTTAATATCCTCTTATATTCTTTTTTTATATTGTTGTTGAGGTGTCCTACTTGATTTCTTAGTAAATTAAGGTTTAAATAGTACCTTTTCTTCTTTTTCTTACCAAGCTCTACCCAGATAGGTGCCTTTATAGTAAATTTACTCACAATATCTCTCCTTGCTTGTCTAGGGAATGGTCGAAGACCTGACCTCCTATCACATTCTTAGATAGATAAGGTGTGACCTCACTCTCAGCAAGTAAGAGTACTTCCTTATCTTGCATCTTTACATCATAAGGATAGGAGAGACCTCCTCTAAGGTCAACAATTACTCCTATCTGTCCTTCATACTTAGTATAATCATTTACACCTTCCTGAAAAGATACTTTTACTCTCTGTCTCTTTTTTAACATATTTCAAACTCTCCTTAAGATTTTTACTCTGTTTCTTGGTTCCATTGATTAGAAATCCTCTCCCTTACCTTCATCAACTGGGGCTTGTGCATCAGTCTCATCTCCAAAGCCTTTATCTCCTCCACCTGTATACTCTACTAGGTCAATTGCCTGCATTGCA